TAGACTTCCGTTTTGATTTTCATGATTCTTGTTCAGCAAACATTTCTTCCCAGACATGGGGAGGAGTACCAGTCATGATGAACTCGCGCTCATCAGCAGTCAAGAAAAAAAATGCTTCTTGAATCAGCGCGCCAAGATCGCATTTCATCAAAGCCGTAGCGTATTGCTCTTCAGTCATCGTGGGGAAATCCATCGTGTAGATTTGCCCGTTGAATTGGCATCGTTTGGTTAGTTGCATGGTTAGGAGTGTGAATAAAAAATCGGCAGATGCAACAGCAAAAGAAGAAACAACAAATAAATAAATACGAAATAATGCTTGACAGCCGGGCCTGGCCCGGTTTTCGCCCTTTTCATGCTCCGGGCAGATAAAAAATCTGCGCTCTCGCGAAATTTTCGGTTTTTTGCCGGGCCTGGCCCGGTATATAAAGCCTATATAATCACTATATACAACTATATAATTTCCGTGGTGTTTAATGAAGGGGTCATAAACTCCCCCATGCCGCAAGCTCTCCTTGCGTACTATTCCACAGAAAAAATTATATAATCAGGCGTAAGCCAAGCGCCCCTCTGTAGTCACTAGAGGGCGGCGACCTTCGGCTCCCTCTAGATACTCTATAACCTCCGCGCTAGTGGCGCGGCGCATATATGAGTTGGGCCACCCAACTAAATCCTCGCGGTGAAAAGAGGTCGCGCACACGCGAGGCCCCGTTGCAATCACGCGCTCCACTCGGCGCGTCCTTGTATTGTACCACAGTTGACCGTTTTTCATTTGTAGAAGATATGATGTCCGATTTGAATCGTCTTGGCAAGCTTTTTCGCCCAACTTGGCGAAACTTTTTGGGCGTGATAGTGAGTCGCGCCGCTAGTATAATTCGTTTTCTGATTAACTAAAGCGAGAGCATGGGACCATTTCGGGTGACGCTTCGCGATTTCAATCCCGCGCTCAACTGAAATTTTATTCCAACAAGAAAATTGTTTCGGCGCAAGGCAAACGGCAAGCTCCGTTTTATTCTTGGCGCGATTCGCGATCACCTCGCGAACCGCCGCCATTGCGCGGGGATCAGCCTCCCCACCCGCTTCCAAGATCAGAGTCGCCGCAACAATCTCCCCACGCGAGACGCTGACCGTGGCGCTCTGCGCCCGCAGCGATGAGACGGCCCCAAAAAGCAGCGTCAGCAGTAACAACCGAAAAACCGCGTAAAGCAAGATGCTTTTCAACAAGCTCGGTGTTCCATTCATATTTTTGCAGGAGATAGGCGAATTGTCTTTCATTTACTGATTTCATGAGGTGACCTTGGTAGCGTAAGCTTCGGCGCGTTGCTCCATCTCGGCAAGCTCGCGGTTGAGACGCTCGCGGAATTCGCGGGTGGCCTTCTGGCTCACGTTGGCGGGGAGATAAAATTCAATCTGACCCAGCAGATTCTTCATCGCACCCTTGAGGTAGATTTCTTTGATTTCGTTTTTGTTCATGAGAGAGAGTGTGGAGATTTTTTTTGTTTCGTCAACAACTTTTTTTCACTTTTTGAACCAGCGGAAAACGGTGCGATTCGCGGAGGAAAATTCGACGATGTACTCCGTGAAGGTAGCGGGGACAATTTGGAAAACGTCGTTTTTCATGGCGCGAGCTTGGCACGCTTTCCAAGCGGCTTCGCAGTTTTCCCCTTGCGCGATGATGATTGAAGACCAGCGGTAGTTTTTCATGAGAGAGAGAATGAGGGGAAAATCCGTGAAGTCAAATTTTTTTTTCAGATTTTTTATTCGATCACATCGGTGGTCACTTCGGTGGTGATCTTGCGAGTGACCAGAAGTTTTTCGATGCGGAAATTTTCGGCAGGATTGCCCTCGAAATCCCAAGGGGCGTACCAGTAAGCCCCTTTACGCTCCGCGACGATTTCACCCACCTTGATGGTGCGGTAACCCATGCAGTGATCGGGAACGTAAGTCATTTCGACATTCGCGATCAGCTTGGTGACGTAGGTTTCGGTGACGGTGACCTTAGTGGTGGTTTCGGTGTTGGTTGTTTTCATGTCTCAGAGAATGACGATTTTTTTGGTGCGGTCAAATTCTTTTTTGATTTTTTTTCGGAGCGTGGAACATTCTGCGCGTCGTGGAACATTTCATTTGGAAATGAAGCTCGATTTTTTTTTGAAAAAAAGCTTGACAGGGGGTGCCGGGCCTGGCCCGGTTGGGGAAAATTCCCCACTCACTATATAAACACTATATAAAGGGATGTAGAGTCCCCTATATAAAGCCTATATATTATTCGCCCATATCATAGTGATCATCATAGGCGGACCCATAGTCCTCGTCGGTGCCGTAACCCGCAGACGCGAGGGCGTCCCCATCAGCCTCCGCATCGGTGCGGAAGCCGTCAAACGGCTCCTCCTCGTTGGCGGCGTTGTAGGACGCCTGTAGGGTGTCGATGACCGCATCCAGCTGCGGCGCGTTCATCGCGTCGGCGGCATCGCGCAGCGCGGAGAGAACGAGGGAGGCTTCGGTGAGGGTGAGGGCGAGGTTGATTTGGTTCATGGGGATAAGAGTAAAAAAAAATTCGTGCAGGTAAAGAAAAAAGTGAAAGAAAAAAAGGGGCGCTTACCGCGCCCCCGCATCGACATCCGCCGCGAAGCGATCCCAAGCGGCTTCGGCCTCATCGTTCACGGAATCCACGAAGGCGAAAAATGCCTCCATCTCGGCAATCTCGGCGGGGGAGAGAGCAGCGATTTCTTCAGCAGCAGAGCGGGGGAACAGGTTGATCAGGTTCATGCGAAACAGAATGAAACTTTTTTCGGTGCGGTCAACTTTTTTCTGCGATTTTTTTTTCGATTTTTTTTCTTTTTTTTCTTGACACGATTTCGCCGGGCCAGGCCCGGTTTGATATAGCGCTATATAAAACACTATATAAACAACAGGGGGACTATATAGTCCCTATATTAAATCTTCCCGAATTTTTCCTCCGCATAAATCTCCGCATTCTGTTCAGCCTTGCGGACCATCTCGCGCATCCACTTCTGGATTTCGTCGTGGTATTGATAAGGAATTGTCGAGGGAATCACGGCGAACTGCATCTTAACAGTCAGTTCAGACGCAAGGGAAATGTTCTTGAGTGTATATTTGGCAATCATGTTGAAAAAAAGTGAGGGTTGATTTTTTATTTAGTCCGAGCTGTCGATGGTGTAAGTGATGCCAGCCTCTGGCACGACGTAGCGGGTGAGGCAACGCCCCACTTCGAATTGGTATTCCTTCATGCCCTTGAACTGGTGAAACCAGCTATTCGGCATACCGTTGGCGCAGCCGAAATCTTGCAAAACCTGATTCGTTCCCGCAACGGTGAAAACGCAACCGGAGATGTTAAGGACGAAACCGCTGGTCCATTTGATTGAGTAGTTATTCATGAGAGACAGGATAAGAGAGAAAGGGAGAGTTGCAAGCGTTTTTTCGCTTTTTCTGATTTTTTATTTTCCGAGGTAGGCGAGAACCTCCTCGCGAGTCGCGAGGCGGAAATTTTTAACGTGGGACACGCTGGCAACGTTGTGGTGGCGGTGTTCAACCGTCGAGCCGTTAACGTGACGGGGAGTCACGATGCGCTCAACGCGAGCGTTCTTGATGTGGAAGTAGAGGTGACCTTTCTTTAGTTCGTTTTTCATGATGCAGAGTATGGAGGAAAAACAGCTGCACGCAAGTTTTTTTTCGGTTTTTTTTGTGGATTTTTTTTTCACTTTTCCACGCTTTTTTGCTTGACAAGATTTGACCGGGCCCGGCCCGGCCACCCCCCTCTGTCAAGCCCTTTTTTTATTTTTTTTCTGATTTTTTTTTTCTTGACTTTCTGCGCGTTCGTGCTATGCTTCCCGCCGTTTTTCGATGCGCGCAAAAAACCGTGTCAAGCTTTTTTTATTTTTAAATGCGATTTTTTTTTCTTTTTTTTTTGCGTGGGCGTGCTAAGGTATTCGCATGAAATTAAATCTCCTATCGGTTGGCGCGGACGCTAAGACTAGCAAGGGCGAGGCTTTCGGATGGCTCACGGCGATTCTGTACCTTGCGCCAGCGCGCCAAGCTGGGCGTGGCGAGGTTTGCACGCATCGCTCTGTCGGATGCACCCTCGCGTGCCTTTACACGGCTGGGCGTGGCAAGATGAGCAACGTGCAGCAAGCGCGCATTCGGCGCACACAATTATTTTTCGATGACTTCGCTACCTTCAAGGCTCTTCTCTTCGCTGACATTCGCGCATTCGTTGCAAACTGTGAAAAGCAGGGAATGAAGGCTTGTGTTCGCTTGAACGGAACAAGTGACATTGCATGGGAGCGGCTGGGCGTGTTCGCTGCGTTTCCCTCTGTGCAGTTCTATGACTATTCGAAGTCACCTATTCGTGCTTTGCAATTTGCTAAGGGCGCAATGCCTTCGAACTACCATTTGACTTTCTCGCGCAGCGAAAGCAACGAAGCGCAAGCCGTTGACGTATTGCGCGCAGGTGGAAACGTTGCGGTAGTGTTCGCGAACTACCTTCCCCCAACGTGGCAAGGGTTTCCTGTGGTGAACGGTGACGAAAGTGACTTGCGTTTCCTTGACAAGCGCAACGTGGTGGTTGGCCTCAAGGCAAAGGGTGCAGGCAAAAAAGATGCAACGGGGTTTGTGGTGGTGGCAACCCTATGACCGCCGAGCTTTTCCCTCTAGTTTTTTTCTTAATCCTTGCCATTGCGTTACTTACGCAAGGGCGAAAGAAAAGATAAAAAATTCCTTGCAATGCGGTGCGCGTGTGCTATCTTAGCAGCATGAAAAACAACAAAGAAAACAACTTCTGGAACCAAGTGATTGCGGGCCTTAACGCCCAATCAACCGATGCGGAATTTTCGCAGCAAGTCGCTGCAAACGTGTTCGCGATTCGCCTTGCCGATTGCGGCGGCGATGCAAAGCGAGCAAAGAAAGCAACCACTTGGTTGCTCTCTTATGACGAAGACTTCTGGGGCGATGCGCTCTGGACTTTCAAGGACAAGTTCGGACACTATCCGAGCAAGTGATGCGCGAGGGTCGCGAGACCCTCCCCCATTTTTTAAAAACGCGACCCGCGTTTCCTGCGGGCGCGCGGGGGGGGTGGTATTTAATCCGCTCTACTTCAATTTTCCCTATCCTAAAATGCTTCTTCTCTCTCTTTATTCTTATATATCTTAATAATTATTCGATCTTGTCTTAATAATGCACAGAGAAGTGCTATATATAGAACAATATCGGGGGTTAATGCGCAATGTATGAGACGTTACTTCTTGGCTATAGCAAGGAAAGCTAAAGTAAGGCACAGTATAAGAAAAATAATTAACCAATCTGTTTCTAGATCGTTATTATTCTTCACGGGGTTATTTACACTCCCACCCCTATTTATAGAAAATGGGGAAAATTCCCCAATTCTCTTTGGTTGAGAGAACCGGGAAACCGGGGAGGTTATTTTACCAATGGTGAATAATATTAATTATTAATGCAACGTCCGCGATAATAGCTAAGATCATTAAAACGAATTGAAAACGCTCGCTTTTAGTGTCGAATTTCATTTTTTATTTTAAAATTTCTGATCTTATCTTAGTCGCTGATATGTTTTGGGTGCTTTCGTCAAGCATAATCTGTTCTATCTTATACCCCACATCTCTACCATAAAAAATATTAGTTATATTTGGCACTCTAACAATTGAGTATTTACCATCGTATTCGTGCATAGCGGCGCGAATATTCTGCTCAACTTGCTCAAAATTAAAGGGATTCTTCTCGTCAATTCCTTGGGTATCTCGGATCGCAATGCAAACTTGCCCAACTCTATTGATTCCTTCAATGATTAATTTTTTATGACCATCGTGAAATGGCTGATATCTCCCTAACATAAAAGCAGTTGGCGCTTTGCTGTTAAACGTTGGAATTAATAATTGTTTGATTTTGGTTGCCCAATAAAGCGGCGATCCATCGTCAGTTACCACAACATGGGTTTTGTTTGGAGCCACAAACATTTTGGTCGTGTCAGCAAAGTCTCTAATTGGCTTTCTGTTTACAAACACAACAAATGTATTCTCTAGCCCAAAAGCTTCTCTAGCTTCTGGTGTGGGGCAAATAAAATCCGCAATTGCATATTGACCAGAGCGAGTCACAATGTCACATAAAACACCCATTCTTTTGGCGTGTTCTATACGATCCTCTGGAGAAAAGCCAAGATTTTTATTTATTTCTTTTCTTATTTCGTCTGCGTTGAAGTGAACTGCGTTTAGAAGCTTTGCCAGTTCTGTTGATAGGGTTGTCTTGCCCGCGCCGGGAAGACCCATTACTAGTATTTTTTTCATTTAAAATTGCAAGCAGTTCTCCTACTTTAATCTGTTTCCCTTCGTGAGTGGTATAATGCTCTTTCGGTATCCTCTGTAGTAGTTCCATTTGATTCATATAAAGCTTTAGTTAAGCGGTCAATTTCTTCTTTGTCAAAAGGAAAGCGCTGACCCCCACGATATTCCTTAACTTGAATGTAGCTAGGAATTTTATTTATGGTTACGCAGCGCAAAAATTCAATCTTACGGCGATTCTCTCTAAGCGGCAAATTATCAAATAAATAAACAAACTCTGCTGGTTTTAAATCAATAGTGGGGGCTTGAATATGGTGACGAGCATAAATATCCTTTTCAACAAAACCCAAATCAAAGAGCCGATTCATTTCTATTGCATAATCGTAAGTGGCGATGGTCAACATACGAACCTCTCCAATCTCACGCAGTTTAGCGAGAAATTCCTTTGCGCCGGGTCTCAGGGATGTTTTAAATTGAACCTCTTCAACCGTCACTGGCACCGCACATTTGCACGGCATTTCGTGAAAATCATAAGTGTGAATTAATGTCTCGTCCAAATCAACGAATATATATGGTTTCATTAGCTGTAATATTCTCCACCTTTCGACGCAAATATCCACAAAGATTTTAATGATTCAGAATAATCTTTCAAAGCTCCTTGATAAAAACAAAGTCCAATCAAAAAAACAAACGAAGCAAGAAAAAAGAGTGGGATACAAATCAAAAATCTAAATGGCGCAAAAAGTATCTTACCTACAGTTTTAGAGGTCATTGTTTCTTTTTGTAAACAAAGTTATCTACCACCAATAAATCAACAACATCATTTCCAAGATGAACAAAACCTTCTTTTGGAGAGCAGATAATAGGCTCTTCGTGAATATTAAAAGAGGTATTTAGCAAAACTGGGATAGAAGTTTTTTGATCAAATTTAGTGATTAAGTTATAGAATCTTGGATTACTTTGTGGAGTAACAATTTGAATTCTAGCTGTATGGTCAATTGGATGAACAACCGCCGGTATTTTGCAAATCCAATTTTTTCTAGTGTCATAAAGCATCGTCATAAACTCGGCAGTATAACGTGATTTTTTTACATCAAAAACTTCATCAGCGAACATGTCAATGACAACTGGAGCAAATGGCATAAAGTCATTGCGTTGCAATTTCTTATTTATTCTGTCATAAGTACCGGGAATACTAGGATTGGCAATGATACTTCTATTACATAATGCTCTTGGGCCATGCTCAAACCTTCCCCAAACAAGGCCAACAATTTTACCGTTAGCCAATTCTTCAGCAACTTTATCGTCGCTATAAGGCTCTCTATCAAATTTTGACTTATCCCAAAAAAGCTGCTCTGTATCTTGATCCGAAAAACTTGCACCTAAAAACATGTCGTTTATTCTAAACGGTCTGAAGTCTGGATTAAATTGTTTATAGGTTGTCAAGCAGCACCCTAAAGGCAAACCTTCGTCGCCCATAGGAGGAGCAATAAAAACTTCTTTGACCCAAGGTAAATCGTTAATTCTTTTATTTAATTTTACGTTTGCGAAAACTCCACCAGCAAGCGCAAGATTTTTCACATTTGGATATAAATTATGTAGATTATCTATAAGCTGGAGAATTTTATTTTCAAAAACAAGTTGTCCGTTAAAAGCAAGATCAGCTTTTCTGTGAAAAAAGAAAATGCTTCCATTAGTCTTAAAGAAATTATTATAAAAATCTTTATAAACGCCACCTAAAATAGTATCGCAACTCTTGTCTTCGTCTGTTTTAAGACCATTAATCGTGATGCTTTTGTCAAAAGCTTCAAAGTATTTTTTGTCAAATCTTCCATGAGAAGACATGCCAACTACTTTACCTTCGTCTTTTAATCTTCTCCACCCTAAAAGCTCTGTTAACATTGCATAGTAGTGGCCAAGAGACTTGTGATTTATATCTATGCCGTCTATATATTTAAGATCGCCGTTTTGACCAATGTAAAATTTAGCGCTATGCTGCGTTCCACTAGCATCAATAGATATTACAAGCGCATCTTCTTGGAAATTGCTTAGATAGTAAGCGAGATTACAATGCGATTCATGATGGCTTGTTTTAATATAAGTTTTTTCTTTTAAATCGCTCAAATGGCAAGCGTCTAAACATACGTCAATATCCTTCTTCGAAAAGAAGCTGGTGACAACATCAATATTTTCCATTTCTTTTGCAAAATTTTTCTTGGCCCAAGCAACGCACAAACCAGGATAGCGTATGACATCTCTTTCAAAATCTTTAAATGCCTTTACTCTTACAAATCTTTCCTCTTCAACGGCGAAAATAACTTGCCCATCTTTAAGTAAAGATAATCCACAGCTATGGCTACCAAATGTTATTCCTAATATATTCATGTTATGTCCAAAAATAATCTTTATAAGAAGCTACCCAGATACACATCTCTCTATCCATTTTTTCAACCTTTTGAGTTTGAATGATCCATTTTTTATTTCTTTTTTTAGGAGTGAGTTTGTAATCCTCATCAAGCATAGTGTCTGCTTTTTTTAGCATCTCTTCTCTGTCTATAGTAATATATCGATAATATTTTTTTAAACCTTTTTGAAATTTAGCTCTTTCAGTTTTATTGAAAACTGGCTCGGTTTCAAAACTTTCAAAATACTTTTCTCGTTCATAAATTTCTTTTATGACTTGAATATTAAATTCAAGAATAATTTCTGGTAAATCTCGGTATTCACTAGGAAAAACCGCTTTTCTCATTTCTTTTCTTGGGTTTTTAACAAAATTTCTTATCTTCCAAAAAAAATTGTTAAACCTTGTTCTGTATATCCAATATTGCGTACACAACGTATCTCTAAAAAAATATTGTATTGGGTGTTTCGATTTTACCTCGTTGTCAAATTTTTTCCAATCCTCTAGAGAAAGAGCGAACGGCGTCGAATAAAATTGAAAAGGGATATACCATCTCTTTTCGTATTTAAGAGGAAGTGGTTCAAACGGCATTTTGAGAGTCTCCTGGTTTAATTCTGAATGAATCGTCTTCGAAGTGCTGCGTAGAAACTTCAATAATTTTTACGTCTGTTACAGCGGACACTCTATGAGGACAAAATTGTGGGATATGCACTACATCTCCAGGAAAAAGATTAACGGTTCTTGATAATCCACTTGTAGTATCAATCATTTCTAGATCAAGCTTTCCACTTTCAATGTACCAAGTTTCTTGCTTTTTTTCGTGGAAATGTAGCGAGCCTTTACTTCCAGCCTTGAAAAGTAGGAACTTTAAACAATATTGTGGGCAATTAATAACCCAAACTTCTTCGCCCCAGCCTTTGGGATGGTGAGATACTTCCGAAAAAGAAATAGCGTTCAATTTAATACCCTCTTATTTTTTTAAGAAAATTAATAATTAAATCTAAAAATTTAATAAAGATTTTTCTATAAAACCAAAAATATGGTTTAGTTCTAAAAAAATATTTATTGTACCACAAATTGTCTTCCCGTTCTAATTGCTTTTCCCATTCTATGTTTCTTTGTTTTCTTTCTGCATTATCAGTCTTATCAAATTTAAAGAGTTCAATCTTTTGTAGTTTGCTTTCGGTGAAAACTGCTTTGAACTCTACCCAGCAATCCCACTTGTCTTGAACATTCATTAGAAATTCATAAAAATGAATCTCTCCGTGGAAATTTACTTTTTCAAGATATGGATCTGTTCTTTCCATGTGTCCAATTCTATCCATGACGCTTTTGGCATTTTTATCTCCTTCGATCCATTCTTCTGTTTTATATTTTTCTTCAAATAGTTCACCGTTTTGAATAAAATAATGAGACATAGTACAATCCAAATCTTTAGTCTGGAATGACAAATTGTTTTTATTTATACCAAGGTCAATCATTTCCTGCGAGAAAGGAAGATCACCAGAAATAGAGATAGTGTCGAACATGCCCATATTATTTTTTGGTTAATTTGAATGTCCCATCAGATTGTTCTGTCCAAATGATTTCATCTCCAACTTCCCAATCCAAACCATCTAATAAGACTTGAGGAAGCTCAATGAATTGATCGCCGTTGTCAAGAGTTTTTATTGGAACAATAGCTTTTTTAGCAAAAATTTCGTCCCAGTTTTTTTGGAACTCTTCTTGGGAAACAGAAAGTGGTCTAGGCTTTGATCCTTTACCGTTCATAATTAATTATAATTCCTATGACGCGGATAATCAAAAGCTTTTTCCAAAAACTGCATTAAATCATCGCTAAATTTATTATCATCAGTGACAGAATCGAACCAAATGTCACGTTTTTGCAGTTCTTCAAAAACTCTATTATGGATAAACTCAAGGTCTTCCATGTAAATTTCGCGGCTAATTTTTAGATTTTCGGATGATTTCATGTTACGGCTACTATAGAGAATTTTTTGTCTTTGTCAACGTCAATTACGAAAGGTTTGTTGTTGATCATGTATCCTTCGTCGCAAAGAGAAGCATTTGCGTAGATTGTTTTGGGCATAAGAAAACTATTTCCACCAGAAAAGTGGATATGTCCAAACACATGAAGCTTTGGTTGAATTTTTAATGTTGCTTCAAATAAATCAGCGCAACCGACATGTTTATAAAAGCCTTTGCCGCCGGGAGCAACATCACAAATTTTGTGTGGTGGTCCGTGAGTAATTAAAACATCAGTTCCTTTGGGAATCATGTCCCAATGTTTTTTAATAGATTCGCCGCGATCACGGTTAAAAGCCCAGTTAAAAAAAGTTGGTTGCACAGGACTGCCCCAAAACTTTAAGCCTTCTAATTCGATCCCAGAATCTTGAAGATAATGAACCCCATCAGGCATAGTTCTTAAAAAAGAGTCTATGTCAGCAGGATTGCCCTGCTCAAAATACAGGTCATGATTGCCAGCTATGAAAATTTTGTGTTTGTGTGGATGCGTCCCAAACCAATTTACAAATTTAAGCGCATCAAGATATTGGCCATGCGAACAGAAATCTCCACAATGGATTAAAACATCGCCATCTGGAACTTGAACTCCATGATGCTGACCATGAGTATCTGACATTACGACTAATCTAGTCATAAAAAATATCTTACCTCAAACGATTCATTTGTCAATGGTTTTTGGTATAAAAGTGTAATTATTTAAGTGGAAAAAGAATTTAATGGTTTTATTTCCGAATACTCTGTTCTTTTAGCAGCAGGAGTAGCCTCTTTATTATTTAAAGAGTTTATAATCAATATAGTTAAAAGCCTTTTATTTAGAATAACTTCGGGTTTCAAGGAGGATGATGTGTTGGTTTTTTGGGACGGAACAAAAAGTCCAGCAAGGATAGTTAGAATGGGCTGGATGTCAACAACTTTATTTTTATATGAAGTTGATCCTAATGGGATAATAACCGGAGGTCATCGCATTACAATGCCAAACTGTAAACTTGAAAGTGTAAAATTATTAAAGAGATTATCTAAAATTGAAGAGGATGATTTGAAAATGTCTAAAAAAAATTAAAATAAGCTCTAATGTCTTACGTTTCATACAGTACTGTTCGTGCATTTTTGTCAAATGGAGATGAGCAAACCACAAATACAGGGGTTTGTAATGTACTGTACGCATCCAATTTTAACGCAAGCAATGCAACTCAATTAAAAAGAGTAAAAAGAATTGGTCAAGAGTTAGATTATTATATTCAAACTGGCCCCAAAAGCGCCTCAATATCCACAACGGTATTACCTGTAACTGGCGCGGGAGTTAATCAATTTACAGGATTTCTTGCCCTAACTGGGGATTTCACAAGCGGATCTTTTATTCACGTTCCATCGTATAGATTTGATAAATGTTTTTTGAAAAGTATGAGTTTTTCGTTGGAGCCTTGGAAACCAATGTTTTTGGAAATGCAGTTTGATTCTTATGGTCTTGCAACAGGTAGCGGTATATATGTATATGATGGTCAGAGCGCTGAAACAGGAATAATTTCGCCATTGAGAAACATGACTATTAATTTATCTGGAATTAATTTTACTCAGCAAATTAATGAATACGAAAATTTAAATTTCAGTATTGAAATTGATAGAGCGCCTAATTTTGAAATAGGAAGCATTTACCCAACAAAAGTAAGTGTCAGCAAGATAACAAAGTCGTTGCAGATAAATGGAATATCAAATATTGATTGGCTTTCTGATTATCAACCAAATACAACAGTTTCTGGTTCAATAACAATGCCAGATGGAAATTCATTTTACATGTCTGGAGTCTTAAATTCGCAGGCAGTTTCGATTGATAGTAATGGTGTAGCAAAAGGAGGGCTACAGATAATCGAAGAGATGGTTTAGTATTTATGGCAAAAAAGCCCAAGAAAACAAAATCGGCATCTACGGAAGTAATTATTCCGCAGATGAAAACAGAAATAAAATTCAAAGAACGCAAATTCAAATTCACCGAAAAACAACAACAATTATTAAAGATCCTTTTAGGAGACGAGACCAAAATAGTCTTTATCGCTGGACCAGCGGGAACTTCAAAGACTTTTATGGCAGTTTACGCGGCACTTAACCTTATCAACCACAATGAAAAAGATATTATCTATATTAGAACAATCGCTGAAAGCGGCGAAAAATCTCTTGGCTCGCTGCCAGGAACAGTTGGCGAAAAGTTTCAGCCATATCTGCTCCCTCTTGAAGACAAAGTTCAAGAAATAATTGAACCTACTGACGCTCATCGTTTAAAAGACGAAGGTAGAATTTCTGCAACTCCCATTAACTTCCTTAGAGGTAGCACTTTAACAGATAAAATCGTAATCGCAGATGAAGTGCAAAATTTTACATTCAAGGAAATCACAACCCTACTTACTAGAATCGGGGATGGGAGTAAAATTTTCTTATGCGGCGATTTTATGCAATCAGACATCAAAGGTAAAAATGGATTTATCGACTTTTACAATTTATTTTCAGATGAAGATTCCCAACAACATGGTGTTTTCTCGTTTGAATTTACAGAAGAAGATATAAAGCGCAGTGAAATTTTAAAATTTATTGTCAGAAAGATTAGAGGTATTAATAATCAAGAAGATGTGCGGCGTAAGAGTTTTCCATTTGAACAATCAAATTAATCAATTGAAATTCAAAGATATGCGGCTACAATATTGGTAAAGCTAGAAAATCTCAGTGATAAACTTATAAATTAATATGGCAAGCGTTTTCTGTACAAATTGCGGGGCTAAACACGAATACAGTGGCTTTGCTCCTAATTTTTGCTCAAAATGCGGTTCTCCTATGAACGGCAAAGCTTCGCCACAAACGCAAAAAAAACCAAGCAGAAATGTAAATCAAGAAGATATTGAAGAGGAGTCTGAAGATAATACAAATATCGATGAACTTCCTGACATAGATAAGCTTGATGTGGAAATTGAAATTGAAGGTGGGTT